CAATTGCTTTGCTAGCAAACTTGTATCCTTCTCTGTTTGGATTTTTTGCTGGTTTAAATGAAAAACTCATTATTACACCATTGACACCCCTAGTTATGTTTTTCTTAAATAGTCTAGAAGCCTTGTCTCCAGTTAAATCAAACTCATATATATGATGAAGTCTATATGGATTAGCCCTTGCTCTAGCGTCAACATAGTTTTCAAAATATGTTAGTAAAAGTTTGGCTGCACCCTCTTCAATTAAATCTTTATTTTTCTTACTATGAACCCTTGTTAGAATTTGCATATCGTATTCAGTAAGAGCAATTATTTTTTTAGCAAACCCGCCATCATCAAATGATTTAATTGAAGGCATCAGGTAGCCAACTTTTGAATTTGTTGTCTTACAATTACAGTTTCATATTCTATTATTCTTCCATCAAAACCTACTAGTGGTGTAGATCCTCTTGGCTCAAAAATAGTTGTTCCATTTAGACCACCCTCAGATGATGGGTACTGTGTTTCTAAATATATTGTCTCTTCACTATTTCTAACATTAGCAATTCTATATTCACTATCTATTTCCATAGAAGATCTCATTTTTAAACTTGTAGTAAATATATTAATATAGTCTTCAAGACTAACTGAAACAGAGTTGTCTCCAACGCCTTTTCTTAGAATACCCCTAACTAGACAATCTATTGTGTCATCTAAGGTCCAAACTTTTACAGCACCGCCAATAGAGTTTTGACTTATTGTTGGCACATAAATATCTGCTTTCATTGTATATGCTATAGAGGCAAGACATTTTCCCATTTATATCACCATATAGCGAGGTTCATAATACCAAGGAGATATTAATGAATCAACCTGTAGATTTCCTGTTCCTCCAGCAAAATCCTTACTATAAGTTATATCATAAGAATCTGTTTTCATTGCCTGAATTGCTTTATTTCTAATGTTCCAGTCATTACATAAATAATCTTCAACTAGAAGAGATGTAGCCATTTCAACTCTATTCGGAACATACTCATAGCCAAATACGCCAACTATTTTATATCTTCTATCTTTTTTAAATACGCCTTCCTGCGGAATAGCAACCATCTCTGGAAATTCTAAATTATCATAAATATCTGGATCTGTTTTAACTATTTTAATCCTATTCTTTGAATCTGATGATTCAATCTCATAGTCAAAATCATTTCTATCAGAATCAACGTCATACACAATTGAATCATCTTCATAAATTGAATGAATTTCAAGAATTCTCATTGGAAGAAATAGAACATCAGAATTATTTCCATAGACTGTAACACTAGTTATTTCCTTATTAAACTTGACGGGAAGGTGACTTTGTAGATATAATCTTGCTTTTCTTTCTGCATTCTGTAATTCTGAATCTGTTACACCAGCACTTATGCTTGCTATTTCTTTAATTCTTGAAACAGTTGCATATGGTCTAACAAGTGAAGCATATTGAATTGATTCAGAGGCTCCATTTGAAGCAGTTACAGAAAGCCATTGAATTTTAATATTACGGTCATATTGATTATATTCTTTATCTATAGTTGCTTTATAAACGTATGAAGCGCCAGAGGCTGCTTGACCGCCAACAATAAAATCATTAGTATCAAGATCATATATTTCAAAGTAAACTCTACTAACATTACTTGCACTTGTAAATGTTATAGAAGCACTTGAATTATCTTCTCTGACATATTCTTTCAAAATAAATCACCTCATTCCTATTTTACTACAGATTAGATAAATAGGAAAGGGGCTACCAGACGGTAGCCCCTTATCCATTTTAGACTTATCAGCCTGTTGCAGCGTTAGCCTTTGCCAGAGCAGAAAGTTCTTCGATATTTAAGCCCATGCGAACATAGACTGTGTATTCGATTGTATCCTTCTTTGGCTTGAACTCGCGGTGAACAACTACGTCTCTTTGGAATCCCCAAATTCTATTTTGTGGGAATGTCAAATCAATGTAGTAGTCTGGATATAGCGGAACTTCCATAACTGGAATACCAAAGATAGAAGTTGTCATACCTGCTGGTCCACCAACACGGGCTGGTGTGCCACGGAGAACACCTGAAGCGATATCCTCTGGAACACCTCCAGAACCGATTGTGCGTAGATCTGTTAGCAATGTTTGAATATTCTTTGATGAAGCATAGAACTTAAGGTCACCTCTACGAGCCTTGTACTTGCGTCCAAGAGAATTATAGAGTGCTTCAAAGAATGCGATTGCTGAACCAGTCTTTAGTGATGCTGATGTTGTTGCTGCTGAGAAGTAAATTGATGCTGTTGGAAGAGTTGCGGCTGTTCCAAAATGATTACCTCCAGCGGCTCCATCGGCTAGTGCAATAAATCCATCAAGTGTGTATGGATAAGAAACACCAGCGTATGATGCTGTTCCTTGTGCTGCTTGACCATTGATTGCAATATCTTCAAGATCGTTACCGAACTGTGATGCCATTAGGCGAACGATGTGATCCTCAAGGGCTGCGCCCTCAATATTATCCTCAAGACCCTCAGTAGAGAGTTCGTAATCAAGACGGAACTTTGTTGTAACAACTTCAACCTTGGTGAACTGAGCACCACGGTTAACGTATGTTCCTGTTCCAGATGCGGCATCGTAGATATTGTCGCTTGCTTGTGCAGCCTTGCGAATAAGACGAGTACCTACTTGTACTTTATCAAATTCTGCTGTGTTTGAACGCATAACTTGTCTACGACCATCATTTCCAAGAACCATCTGATCAAACACATAGTCAAGGAATTGACGAGATTGTTCTGGTAAAAGAACACCACCGGCTTGTGTTGCTGGATTTGTTGTCAAGTTTTCCATATTACCACTTGTGGTAAGGTCGGAAATAATGGCACCAGTACCAACATTTGTTACTGCTTTATTAATAACGTCACTCATTTACTTTACACCTCTCTTTCTTAATTAATTAAAATATTTCTGCGGAATTGAGGAAACGTCCGCCCCACATTGACTTTCTCAACACGGGTTGTTCTGGCGCACTAAACTCTAGTTCGCCAGACTTTCTCATTGCTGTATCTTCCTCAACAGAGTTAACTCTTGCTGAGAGTTCATCTGTATTCTTCATAAGATCAGCAAAACTTTTATTAAGTTCCTCGTACTTATTTTGCAATTGACCAATCTTGTCATCAATAGACTTAGCCAACTCTGAAATAGAGTTGGAAACAGTATTGATTCCTGCACTGCTTGCGTCAACTGACTTTGCAATTGCTTCTTCAACTAAACTCTTGACTTCACCTAAAGCCTTAGCAAGATCAAATTGTTCGGAAGTGTCAACGGCTTGATTCTCTACGCCGTCAGCCTTTTCAAGATCAACGTCTTCTTCGTCAATCTCTTCTACTGTCTCTTCCACTTCGAATTCAACCTCTTCGGCATCGGCGGTGTCAAGTTCAGGGCTTTCTACATTATCAGCCACTTCAACACCTCCTTCGTTATTTGAATCAAACTTTTTCATTGATTCTTCTTTTTTCTTACTTGCTAAAGGATGACCCTTTGGCAATAAGTCTGTATCAAACGGTTTTCTTTTGAACCTTCCAGTTCTTATGGCAGAAAGGAAACCATTCACTCTAGCAAGCGCCCATTGCTCTGCTGATGCGACATTTGGGCGCACAGAACCGGGATTAGTTCTATACGCTCCTATACCACGATTATATACTTGTCTAAGCATAGCAAAAGTTACCTTCTTAGAACTAACATTACCATATTTTTGATTATGTTGTGTTACTAATTCTTTTAATCTTGCACTAGATCCAGATTCAGCCTTTTCAATTTTTTTTTCTAATGGCTTAAGTTTTTTCAGATTACTAAGTTTCTTGGCAACTCTTCTATCTGTAGGAACAAATTTACCAGATCCAGTTTCACGATAAACTCTAACAATTGCTACAGGATTCTCATTAGTAGCCTCAATCATTTCATTTGTTCCACGAACCTTTACAGATCCAGATCTTTTTATAGATTCAATTTTACCTTTAGCATATTGTGTTGGCTGTGGATCTTTATTAACTGCATAAGCAACAAAATCTCCAGATGACACTTCACCGGGAGAAACTTTATACATTCTTTTCTTTTTGGGTTTTCTAACCATTTCTGAAACTTTGCCGGGAAGTCCTTGTTGTGGATTTCTATTAATTGTTGTTTCATTAGTTATCGTTTCTTTTGATACTTCATCTTCTTCATCTTCTTCAAGATCATGAATATGCATTTTCTTTTGCATGACTGACTCAACAGCCTTAGCAATTTCACTATCATTATCTGAATCTTCTGATTCAACCCAACCAATAATATCCATAGATTTATGACACATCACACAATCAGCAAGTTCATATGACTCTGTTATTGCAATCTCATCTTCTTTACACCAAAAGATATTTTCAACAGAGAATCCTGTAGCAATACCACTTGTTACTATTTCATCATTAACTTTTTGAATTGATAAAATATTAGCAAACTGATTTGCTGGACTATCAACAAGTGATAGTTCCATAAGTTCATATTGCTTTACAATACGAATAGGCTGTTCTGTTTCTTCATCCATTGAGGCTTCAAAATCAACAATCTTTCCGCCGATAGAAAAACCTGTAAGTGTTCCATCAAGAACCATTTGCCAGATATTTTCTGCACCTTTAGAAATATAAGCATCGACAAAAACTCCACTATAAGACTTAGCGGTTTTTGGATCATAAAAAGAATTTTCTCTAAAAGAGACAAGTTTTCCAGCCGGGATAGGCTGGTGCATAAGACGAACGTTTCCTCTAAAGTTTTCAAATGCTTTTCTTGAAGCCTCTGAAAGAAGTTTATCTCCTTGACGATCAATATTATCTAAGGTTGCGAATCCACTAACCATTCGGCGTTCTTCATCAACCTTAGCGATAGGCATAGTGAATCGCAAATTACTATCATCGCTTTCAAAGTGTGCTTTATATATTTCTCTCATGTTAATATTATATAACAGTTCCTTTGTTTATTAGTTTTGCTGTCTACCTTCGCCCATTGAGGCTCTTGGTAGTCCACCAGCATCTGACTCGTTTGCACGTCTTTCTTGGTCTCTCATTCTATTTCCTGTCGCTTGAGCAGTTTGTTCTGCTGCTTGTTGTCCAGTAAGTTGAACAGGCTTATCTCCTTCTGCAAGAGACGAAAGCCCAAGTCTTGGTCTAACCTCATTAGGAACAATAACCTTCATTCTAAGATATCTTTCATCAATCTTTGATTGAGTTTCTTCATCGGTTAAAGTTAGTTCCTTAAACTCAAATCTAAATATGTCAGTTTTTTCATTTATAATTCTATTTATTTTTTTCTCAATAGAATCTTGTGCTGGACGACATACTTGTTCTTTGAATGTTCTGTCTGATTCTCTTGAAGCAGCAAGACCACCTTCACTAGAGCCGACTTTTGATGCAGGAGTTCTATGAACCATAAGAATTTCATTTACATTTGACTTCTTATAGTTGTTAAATGAAGAATCTTGAATACTAGCCTCTACTGCCTCCATTTTCATTTCTACTTTAGACTCAGGTGTGTCTGGTGGGATTGGAATAACAACTGTTCTATGGCTTTGACCTCTGAGTGATCCTTGGAAGAACTCAAATAGTCTTTCCTCAGCCTCGCGGCTCATCTTTGCTCCCTTAAGCCAGAATACATATCTTGGAACAGCCTTATTCTCAAAGTATTCAAGATTAAATCTTGAAGCAAACTCATTGCCAGCCATAGCATTTTTGGCGGCTACAATAGCAGGAACTCCATAATATGTGCTAGTTGGAGTATAGGTTTTAAGATGAATAATTTCATTAGGTCTAGCATCTGTAGTTATTGGATTAGCAGTTTCTGTATCTTGAAAGTTTCTAAAGTAAACTGCTCTTCCATTTACTATTTGAACGTAACCATCTCTTTTTCTTCTAACTCTCATTGTTGCTGCTGGAATATGTCCAATGTATCCAATTTCTCCATTAGACTTTCTACCAATTTCAAGATAGCCATTACCAGTTGACTCTCTATCAATAAATGCTTTCGTTAGGGTATCAGTAAAGGTGTCGTCATCATTTCGTGACTCAAGCCACTCTATTGTTCTAGTCTTTGCTCTAGCAAGATTTTTTCTTACCTTTGCTAATTCGTCACCTGTAAGATCTTCCATTTTAATCATAACATCAGGTGCTGGAACTAAGTCATATCCAAGACCAACAGTGTTTGCTGCCTTAGCATTAATAGCAGCAAAGTTTGGTCCAGACAATTCATATATTTTTGATAATGCTACTAGATTATATTGTGGCTCCACAACATCAAAAATTCCATAACCATACTGGTCTGGAATAATTTGTTTTGAGTTTGCATCATCTCCAGCATACATGTTACCTTGAGATTCAACAACTTGACCACTAGCACCTAAGGCTTTTGAAAGTTTTCTTTTAGCATTCTTTTTAAAATTATTTGAAAGTCCAGATAGGGATAAGAGTTCATCAGAAGACTTTTTAAAATCATCCTGTTCAATAATTAATTCTTGTTGATGACGTAAGGCTGGTAACCTTACATCTCTAACTTCCGAGAAGTCTTCTTGCTGCTGCGGCATCTCTCCACGCTCCTGTATCTCCATATGTTATAAGACCGTTATTTCTTCTTTCAAGTTCTTGCTCATACTCTTCATCAGTAAGTCTTCCAACACCGGGAATAAATACAGCCTTTCCTTCAGGCTGTCCATATGATGTAGCAACTTGTTTTAGCATATCCATTTTCTCCTGATCACCTTTTAAAGATGGAATATTTAATACGTTGTTTTCATCATCTCTAAAAATATTTCCATCGGGAAGTAGCCAAACATATAATCCGTATGGAGACCTGTCCACAATCTTAGTTACTTTTAAGTTTTTCATACCACTATAGTACCATATTTGCTTTATATTGCTTATATATTGGATATGCTTGAGACAATTTTTTCTACTAATTCAGTACTGATGAACGATCCAGACACTTTAACAAAGGCTTCATTAGCATATTCCATTCCAAAAAATACTTTTACATAGTCACCATTTGATGTAGATTCTTCTTGCAAAGTTGAACTTGCTGTTACCTTATAAACCTTATTGTCTGCTAAACATAAAATTCTATCTCCAACAGTTACTTCATGAGCATCAAAAAATCTTTTTTCACCAGATATTTCTCCTGTAGGAACAGCGTCTTCAGTTACCACTTTAATGTCAAACTTATATTGAATTTGATTTGGTGGTATTGGTTGAAAAGTAAGTTTAGAAAATGATGAAGAGTGCAATGTTTCATTTTTATCTGAAATAGTCATTAAGACTGAAGAAGTTTGTCCTGCGGTTATTGCTTTTGTAGTTGATGAAAACTCATTATAAATATAACCAACCTCAAGTTCTGTTAGATCATTATTTAAAATAAACAGATTTTGTATTTGAAAATCACCTTTTGTTGTGTTTCCAAATCTTACTAAAAAGTTATTAGATGCATTTGTTACAAGAGTTGGAAAAAATGTAAACACCATTTGCTGCCACTCGTTTGAATAGGTTGCAGATGAGTATGCTGAATTAATAAAGCATGATGCTGAATTAAGAGATAAAGAAACTGTTTGTGCAGAACTTGTGCTTGCAGAAAATAAAGACACTGAGGCGGCTGACGATGAAAATATTTCTAAAAACTTTAATCCAGCCGATGCTGACTCATTAAACTTTATATGAAATCCTATTGTTCCAAGTTCTCTAATCATTATTTCTCCTACTACATATTAAATGCATCTACTATCCACTCTCTTATATTTTGTACTATTGAAGCACTATGAGCAGTATTAAATATTAGTATACCTGCCACATCACCTTTGAGGTATTGTTCTATACCATCTTGGTTAAATCTATGACCAATATCAATATAATTTGTTATTGAGCCAGAGCCAACATCTCCAGATACTATTGAATTATTTACATATAATGAACTTGTTGCTCCATTAAATACACCGACTAAAGTTGTGAAACTAGAGGTTATTGGAGATGCACTAACTAACTCTGTACCTGCATACATTCTATAATATCCAGCAGATGAATATAGCGATGGAGCAGATGCAGATCTTCCAATAAAAGCATTATTATCATCAAAACCTCTAACAATTGCATAGATTGTCATTGGCTGTGAAAGTGAAATACTAGATGATAATAATTCTGATGCACCATCAAACTTAAATACTGGTCTATCATCATATGTTGATAGTGGAAGTTCCCATTCAAGAGATGCTGATGAGCCAGAATAAATACCAATATTGTCATAGAATACAATATCATTTGCAGATGCAGAACCGTTCATCAATCTTATTGTTGCTCCAGTTATACTAGATGATAACGAAAATGTAACAGAAAGAGAGTGAGAACCAATTTCATTAGGAGCCTGATTAGAAACTATTGCAGTTTGAGATGCTGTGCTAATATATGGAATTATAACAAGTCTTCTGGCATTTGAATTCAATGAGGAACTCTCTTGTATTTTGTTTAATGTAATTGTTGCAACAGCAGTATATGTTCCATTAGAAAATAAACCACCAACAAAAGATGCTCCAGTATTAGAATCAAAGTAGATGTATGAGTTATTTGATGTTCCGTTTGGAGTTATTTTAAATGACTTATTTCCAGAAACCACACCATCTGGACTAACGGAAACTGAAGCAGCACTAGCAGTAATGCCAGTAGTTGTTCCATCTTCTCCACCATTTGAATAGTTTAACTTAAGCATGTTAGCAGACTGAACTCTGTATTCTGGATATAATGCTGCTGCCGATGCCGATCCACTATAACTTGATGATTTAGAATTAAACCAGACTCCAGAACTAGAATCTGAGTATGGTAAAAGTTCTCTACCTTTGGGAAATCTAGAGTCTAGCCAAACTAACAAGTCAGTCATAGTTCCTACATTTATATTGTCTTCTTTTGGACTAAATTCTATATCTACTAAATTTTTTGATATTTTAATACCAGAGGTATGAGTTAAGTATATTGATGGAGTTTCATCGAATTCTGGAATATATGTATGACCGGAAGCAGATGAATATATCTTAATTTTATCTCCACCGTTATCTAATATCTCAACATATGAGCCACTTATATATGGATATGTTTCTGCTTTAAAATATTTGATGACTGGAGGATAATAATTAATATCTTCTCCAATAATATCAATATCAAACCTTAAATATTTATCAGTAAGGTCTGTATAGTTTAGCCAATCAAAATGATTAATATATGATGCTGCTGTTTTTGCATGGATCACACTGCCACTATAATTATAAAGAGTTGAATATATTTTTACCTGAGATCCAGAAATAACATCTGGATATCCGAACTCAAATCTGTTTGCAACAGTAACTGCTGATGATGAATTATTAACCTGTGAAAGTTTAGCACCATGAATTATAAAGTTTGCATTTCCATAAGACTTTATCTTAAATCTAGATAAAGAAGAATTGTATTAGGCACTATATATAACTTGAGATGCGCTATCTATTTCGCTATATGTTGATGCTGAAAATGCTGCATTTAGTGAAAGGAATTTATGAAAAGTTCCATAAAATTGATTTGGACTTTTTGTATTATCTAAGTCTGACTTAGAATCAAACGTGAAATTACTTCCAATTCTTATTGTTGATTCTGATGGGGGTGGGAAATAGTCATTAAGTCTTTCTATATAATATGCGCTAGAAGTATATGAAGAACTTTGCAATGCTGAACCTGATAGTGCAAAGTAATATACAGCATTACTTAAATATTGCATACCGATATAGGCGGTAGGGCTTGAAGTTATATCTGGAACACTAAAGGATGCTGTAGTTGAGTCTATGTTATTTAGTATGTTTAAAATATAAGATCCAGAATTGTTATAAAGATTAAACTCTACAAGTCTATTAAAGACTGGAATTCCATATGTCATTATTGTTTGACTATTTAGGCTTGATGGAAGTTCTCCGTCAAATGTGACTTTAACAAAAAACATATTGTATCCGTCTGGTAAAAACTCATTCATGTTATTAAAATCAAGATAAGAGCCTTGTGTATTACCAGCAGATGATGAAAATTTTATTTTATTAGATGCTGTAGATACATTTGAATCTGAAAAATATATTTCAGGTTCTGTGAAGTATCTATTTTTTATACCAATAGGAGTATGAATTAAATTATCGTATCTGATAAGTTGCCATTCATCTGGATAGTCCCAGTATTGAAAATAAGATTTTCTAGTTGAATCTGTAGAAAAGTTATAGTAATCTCCACCTAGAGTGAAGAATATAGATTCTTGTACATTCTTTCCAACACCATATATATAATGTTTCTTTGCCACATTTGGGGACAGGGCATATGGATATATAGCAACACAGTCTACTATAAAGTCATAACTTGCAGATCCATAAAAATCTAGATAGTTTAAACTTGCAGTATTAGATGTTGAATCTAATGGCTGAGTAGGTAGAGATGATTGAGTCATTACTCCATTTACTATAAGACTTAATGTATTAGGAGAATAGTTCATAACTATATGTGTTGGCTCTGATAATGTCCCTAAACCATAAGATACTTCATAGTAACTAGAACTATTTCCATATCTATAAATAAGATAATTTTCTTTTAGAAATAGTCCAATGTTAT